ACACGGCACGGGTATTCGACAACCTCTATGCGGAGAGCGATTATGAAGAAGATGATGAAGAGTAAAGGCATGGCCCGTGGTGGCAGTGCAAAAAAGAAGTCAAAGGGCATGGCCCGTGGTGGCCGTATGAAGTCTAAGGGTATGGCTCGTGGCGGCAAGGCGATGAAGTCGAAAGGCATGAAGCGTGGCGGTAAGGCCATGAAGTCTAAGGGTATGTCTAGGGGTGGCGCATCTATGTCCCTCGCATCGATCCGTGCTGCTGCCAAAGCAAAGGGCTACAAGCTTGTAAAGGTGTAGGCTGATGGCAAAACGTCCCGGACTATACGCCAACATCGCAGCCAAGAAACGTCGCATCAAAGCCGGTAGCGGTGAGAAGATGCGTAAACCCGGCAGCAAAGGCGCACCAACAACCGGCAATTTCAAGCGTGCTGCACAGACAGCAAGGAAACGATGACATGGCAAAGAAAGCACCACCCAAGCCCAAGAAAAAGTCGGGCAGTCCTACGCCTAAAAACAAGGCGCTCTACGCTCGTGTAAAGGCAGAGGCCAAGCGTAAGTTCGATGTTTACCCGTCAGCATATGCAAATGCTTGGCTCGTTCGCACATACAAGAAACGCGGCGGAAAGTATTAGGCATGGCTAAACCAAAGGGCGGCTTAACGAAGTGGTTCAAAGAGGACTGGCGGGATGTAAAGACCGGCAAGAAGTGTGGTCGCTCTGGTTCTGAAAAGAAAAAACGCCCCTACCCCGCTTGTAGACCAGCTAAAGTTGCAGGTCGCATAAGCAAAAAAGAAGCTGCTAAGAAGACTGGCCCCGGCAAGGTAAAGTGGTCTGTAACGGCTTCGGGCAGAAGGAGAAAGGCAAGTGGCAAAAAGAAAGCCTGACAATATGCCCGCCCGCAACAAGAAGAACTTTCGACCTACGAAAGCAGGAGCGGGTATGACTAAGGCCGGGGTGGCTGCATATCGTCGCAAGAACCCCGGTTCCAAGTTGAAGACTGCAGTCACGGGTAAGGTCAAGCCCGGAAGCAAGGATGCCAAGCGGCGCAAGTCGTTTTGTGCGCGTTCTGCTGGGCAGATGAAGAAGTTTCCGAAGGCTGCAAAGAATCCGAATAGTCGTCTTCGTCAAGCACGTAAGAGGTGGAAATGTTAGCCGCACTCATCGGACCTATAGCAAATCTAGCAGGTACTTGGCTAGAGGGCAAGGTAGAAAAAACAAAAGCTGAAACGGGTGCAAAAGTTGCACGTGCAAAGGCTGAAGCAACCATCATGGAAAAGAAAGCCACGGGGGAACTTGAGTGGGACTTGGAAATGGCACGCGGAAGTCAGTCATCGTGGAAAGACGAGTGGCTGGTTATTTTGTTTTCGGTGCCCCTGATCCTTGCGTTCATTCCGGGCATGGAGGGAGTCGTAGCTAATGGATTCGAGCAACTCAAGGCTATGCCGCAATGGTATCAGTATTCTCTGGGGGTTATCGTTGCTGCCTCATTTGGCGTTCGTAGCGCTACTAAATTCTTTGGGAAGAAGTAAGCATGGCCGAAGTTACTATGGAGCGCATCCTGAAGTGGAAGATACTCCCCCGTTTGATGATGCTGGGAATGTCGATTTCAGCATGGCGCGTGGTGGAGTGGTTCATGGGACTGCCGGACCCGACAAGTCAACAGGCAGCACTTGTAAGTGTGGTGACGGGAACGCTGGCCGGTGCCTTTGCGGTGTGGATGGGACATGAGGCAAAGTGATGATGAATGCACACAATGTAACTCCTAAGATGAAGTACGATATAAATACATTCATAAACAAGGTTCGCGTACATGAAGGCTTGGTCCTCACTGTGTACAAGGACACTCTCGGCATCGACACTATAGGTATCGGGCGCAATTTAAAAGACCGGGGGATCAGTAAAGAAGAACTCGATCATATGGACATTCCTTCTATAGATGCTGTCTACGAACACGGCATAACAGAAGCGGATGCGTATTATCTCGCCACAAATGACATCGCAATCGTAGAAGACGAACTGACACGAGCCAAGCCCTGTGTGTACAACCTCGACGCAGTACGTCAACTGATTGTAATGGACATGGCATTCAATATGGGCGTGCCACGCCTTTGCAAATTTAAGAAGATGTGGGCTGCTATCGAGGCAGGCGACTTCGACACCGCATCCGTCGAGATGCTCGATTCCCGTTGGGCACGGCAGGTCAAATCACGGGCGACGAAACTTTCGGACGCCATGAAAAAGGGAGAGTTTTGATGGAACGGGGCAGACCCGGACTCCGAGCGCAGGGATTTGCTGGCAAAAAGTCCACTGAAGATCAAGCTATCGATGCTCCTAGCTTTATAGGATCAAAGCTACGCACAGAGCAAAAATCTTTTGGTGCTGCCGGTGAGGGTACGTTCAATTTAGGTAGGGCATCAATAACTCTAGGCGGAGAGTACGAAGGAACTAAAATCACACAATCCCTTCCCGAAAATAAAATCGGCATTCCCGAAAATGTGCAAAGACAAATTTATAAAAAACTTTCTGCAGGACTCGGATATAATATAAGTCCTGACGTAAAAATTTCTGGGTTCGTGGATAGAAGTCGCATCACTGGAGGAAAGGGACGCAACACAAAGACCGTACAACTTTCTGGAAACATCAAGGGTAATCGATTTGTAGGTTCTATTTCTGACAGAGATGGTGAAAAAGTAGGAAGATTTAGTCTTGTTATTCCATTTGCTCACGGGGGAAGGGTGAAACCTCGTGGTAGAAAGGCCAGATACTAATGCCCCTGACAGACAAAGGTAAAAAGATCATGCAATCCATGAAACGCACATACGGGGGTAAGAAGGGTGAACAAGTCTTCTACGCAACGCGCAACGCTGGCAAGATCACGGGTGTTGAAAAGAAAGCGCAGGGTGGGACGGCTGGAACGCTTGGCCTCAAAAAAGGCGGTAAAGCGAAAAGCAAAAGTAGAGTTAATGAAGCTGGCAACTACACTAAGCCCGGAATGAGAAAGCGTCTCTTCAACCGTATTAAGGCTGGCGGAAAAGGCGGGAGGCCGGGTCAGTGGAGTGCGAGAAAAGCGCAAATGCTAGCTTCTGCCTATAAAAAAGCAGGGGGCGGTTACAAAGACTGATGAAGCACGTCTTTCTCCTGTTTGTCTTTCTTGGCACAGGAGAAGACAAACGTCAAATCAGTAATGACATGTACTTCCGAGACTTGAATGAATGCGTATGGTACGCACAAAAACTTCATAAACAAGGGAAAAAGGTGACGGCATACTGCCTACCTAAGTTAGTCGATGAAAGCGTACGAGTGTACTAATGTTAGCCGAACTCGCTGCAGCCAACGCAGCCTTCCAAGTCATCAAAAGTGCTGTCCAGAATGGCAAGGAGATTGCCAGTGCTGGTAAGGCTATCGCCAACTTTGTAGGTGCAAAGGAGCAGTTACAGAGAAAGGCACAGAAAAAGGGTGGCGGCTCTGATCTCGAAGAGTTTATGGCACTCGAACAGATACGCGAACAAGAAGAGCAACTCAAACAGATTATGATTTATGCCGGACGACCCGGCTTGTGGGGTGACTGGCAACGCTTCCAAGCGAAGGCACGGATAGCACGTCGAGAGGCCGAAGAGGCTGCAATCCGTAAACGTAAGAAAATATTCGACATCACGATCGTTACGATCTTCTTTGTTCTTGGCTTGAGCATCTTCGGTGCGTTCATTGCCCTGCTATTGCATCATCAAGGCAAACTATAATTTACTTGCAAACTTTGCATATTTGTGATATACTAGAGGTATTTGGGAGTTGATATGCACAAGCTGGCTATACAGGCGCTACAACATAAATATCAGGCGGAGATGGCGGATGCAGAGTTTGTATTCCAAGTGTACATGGATAAGCCGGTGGGCGTGGGTGAACACCCGGGTTTGTTGGAGGAGATGGACGCGGCGCTTACGAAATGGGGTGACGCACAAGACAAGCTAGCTGCACTCGCTACTCTCACGATGGAGATGAAGGATGCCGAAGAAAAAGAGCCAACGCTCTTTGACAGCGTGGACTA